TCTGTATCAAAATCAGATATAGTCGAAGCAGTCTGTGTACCTGTATGATTTGCTCTCGCTTTTAAATTCACATCAGTATCGTTTGCTGTAGCACTTGTCGCAATTCCTGATAACTTAGTAACCTCTGCATCTGTATAAGCATTTGTATCTGCGTTGCTTTCGTAAGATGTCTTTATAGAGGAGGCATCTAAATCTTTATTTACAACCGACCAGTGTGTTAGTGCAGTCGGACTGTCTTGTTCTGAAATAAGTACATCACCAACCTCAAGGTCTTGTGTGAAGAATGTACCAGCCGTTGTAACTGTGTACATATCGCCCTTTGTAACCCCTGAAGGCGATGTATCTAAGTCAGGTGAGTTTGTGCTTGCATTATACCCTCCGATATATTCAACCGAACTTGCAACTAAACTTTGTGCGTATGCCTTTATTGATTCGGATGTTGCAAGGGTGGTATTTGAAGCAGATGCCATTGTATCGTCATTTATGATACTTCCAGCAGGTGTACCTGAAATATCGCTCTCCATGACAGCACCAGCACTATTTACATTAGTTGAGTCTGTTACATCTGCACTTGCTTCTATTCCAGAGAGTTTAGTCTGTTCGGCATCTGAGAACTCGTTGGTGTCCGCATTGGCTTCATAAGCTGTTTTAATTTCAGCGTTCGATTGGTCTGCTGTAGAGCCGTCCTCTACATTTATCATAGCTCTTACGTTTGCAGGTGTAATTTCCTCGACAATACCAGCACCAGATGTGTCTCTACCGAGTATTCTATCGGTAGCTGATACATTTTGCATCTTAGCATAAGTGACAGCATCGTTGGCGATGGTTGTTGCACCGTCGCTTACCGAAGTTACATCGCCAGAGTGGTTTGGGTGTGTGTAATTGATTGTTCCTGAAGCATCTACACCAAGAGACGTTCTTGCTGTTGCACCAGACTCATTTACCCAAGCTGTGCCGTTATGAACTAAGAAGTCACTATCATCTGGCGAAGAAAGGGAAGTGTCATTCATCTCTGCTAATGTATCTTCCCCCTGAACAGCAGATTGTACAAAAGCTGTAGTTGCTATTTGTGTTGTATCTGTCCCAGAGCCAGCAGTCGGTGCTATCGGAGTCCCAGTTAGCGTAGGGGAAGCTAAAGGTGCTTTTGTATCCATCTGCGTTTGTATTGCAGACGTAACTCCACCTACATAGTTTAGTTCTGTTGCGGAGGCTGTTACGCTCTCCATTTTGTCTATCTGTGCGTCTATTACTGCACCAGTGTTGCCTGAATTGTAGTTTGCCATTATATTATCCTACATTAAGTATGTCGCCATCAGATGTAAGAAATACCTTACCATCCGAAGTGATGAAATTTTTAGTGGCTTCCCAAATCCTTATGGTATGCCGTTTTGCTAATGCTAATCCGAGTCTTAACATCTTTATCCTATCAATCGTCTAAAAAACGATTTAACTTTTTTTGTGAATGTTTTGGGTTTAACCCTTCGCCTAAAGCCGAGTCTTAACATTATCCAATGTATGCAAGAATTTTTCCGCTCGAAAGAGTTACTGCTGTAAAATCGCCATAAACCATATCTCCTTCGGAGAGCGTCATAGAAGCAGGGAGGTTATCACCAGTAGCACTGGTTGAGGAAGCTATTATGGCATCACCATGAACAGCTTTGAATGCGACCCAGTTCCCCGTATTAAGGGCTGTATCTGTTATAGAATTAAATCCACCTTGTCCTAAGCCAAGATTTCCTGATTGTTTTACACTGTATCTTCCTAAGTCTGACATCTTTTTTCTCCTAAGTTATGTTACCTTACCGAGCTGTCATTTCTCATGGGTAACTTGGTTAATGGGGGGCGGTTAAGCCCCCCATAGCGTTATTTACGGATTGTTAAAGTTTACAATCTGTCCTGCTGTGTCTCCAGCACTCTGCACTAAAGATGCACCAAAAAGGGCATCTACAACTACAGAAGTAGAGAGATAGTCAATATCGTATGAACTTTGAACACGTGGTGCAATTTGCATTGCAAAAACAATACTATCTTTTGTGAAGATAGATGCTGTTTCATCGCCAGTCGTGCCGTCATCATCCCAATCAACAGAATATGATGCTTCCATTCCCATGATTTCTCCTTGACTACCAGAAGCATGAGCAGATACTCTACCAGCTTGGTTCGCAAGTGAGAACTCGTCAAGAGCAAATAATGAATTATAAGCACCAGGTGAAGCATACAAGAAAGCATCTTGCGTGTAATCAACGCCTGCATCCATTAACTTCTGTGTGCCTGAACGAATCAAGGCAGAAGTAAATGTATTATCGGCGGTAAGTGTTACATCGTTAGCCGTTGCAGATTGAATCAAAAGTGCAATATAATTTTCCACTTTCTTTGCTAAGGCATAGCCCATTGATTTTGCATACATATTGAAAAGGTCAGCACTCTCTTGGACGCGAACAATGTCTTCAATGCGTTTAGCACTGTAGAAATGTTGGTCAACAGAAAGGTCTGTCTTTCCATCAGTATTAGCAGAGTAAGTTACTGCTGTGTCTGCGGACTTTTGAGATGCTGATTCTTCATCAACACGGGGAATATGTAACGTATCTCCTCCACCAGAAAGCATGGAAGATAAATCGGTTACTTTGTTTTTTAGCGAAAATTTACGTTCCGCATAATCTAATATCGCATCTGACCAAAGTTCGGGTATGAAATTTGCTCCAGTTGTGACTGTTACGTTAGCCATTTAAGGACTCCTATCGTTTGTAAGAATCTACAATACTTGACCAATTACTACGTTTTTCTTTAATATCCATCTTCTTCCATCCATCCTTTGGTATTGCAGGATTAATTGTCCCTACAGTATCAGGTGGATTGGTTTTAACGGATAATTCTTCAACAACATTTAGTAAATCGTCTGTATCGAGATTTCTGAATTTTTCTTGTTTAGATTCAGGAAGTTTGCTTAAAGCGTCATCTCGAAGCCTTTTGTCCATTGCAACCCACTTTTCCTTAAAAGGTCTGTAGGATTCAACTTCTTTTTCGAGAGTGGTATTTAATTCTTGCCATTTCTCTTCTTCTTGAAGTTTTGCTTTCTTCGCATCTTCCTCTTTTAATTCAAATGTTTTCAGTGAATCACGTAACTGATTTCGTTCCGTAATTACCTCATTTAACCTTGAACGTGGTATATCATTATTTTCGGGTTTTGTCCCGTCTTGAGTTTTTACGTCTTCAACGACTGGTTCTGCTATTTTTTGCTCTTCTGACATTTTAAACCTCTTTAGTGAGTTATTAGTAAAGATTCATAGATGCAAATATCCTAAGAATATCTTGCATTAAATCTACACGGGAAAGTAAGTTCTTCCCATACTATAATGCAAGAAAAAAATTACGTATTCAAAAAGAAGTGGTTTGATTATCTTGGCTACCAACCGCATGATGGTCAATTAGCACTTCATTATCCTGAAAAAGCAGATGCCAGATTTCATGTTATGGTCTGTGGTCGTAGGTTCGGGAAAACGTGGGCAAGTGCTATGGAAGCCTGTTATGTCGCATCTCAGCCTAATAAACGCATTTGGGTTGTCGGTATGTCATATAGGAAAGCTCGTCTTATCTTTCGTGAGATTTGGCAAAAGATGGTTGTTGGGCATCCTGAAGACATCAAACGCTCATCTGAAAAAGATATGCTCATTGAATTTAAGTGGGGGACAACAGTAGAGGGAATGTCGGCAGACAATCCTGATTCTCTTGTTGGCGAGGGATTAGACCTCTTAGTGGTAGATGAAGTTGCAAAGATGAATAAGAAAATATGGGATATGTATTTATCCCCTACAGTTGCAGGTCGCAAAGGAAAGGTCATTTTTATAACTACCCCCGAAGGTAGGAATTGGATTTATGATTTATACAAGTTAGGGGAACATGACCCTATGTGGGCATGTCACTCTGCTCCATCGTGGGTAAATCAGCATGAATTTCCTCTTGGTTTAGAAGACCCTGCTATTATTGAGCGTAAACGGAATATGTCAAAAGCACTCTTTGGGCAGGAATTTGGAGCAGAATTTTCTATCTTCCAGGGGAAGGTGTGGGACTTTGATAGGGGCATAGATACTGGTAATTTCCCTTATGACCCCAATTTACCTACTTATTGTTCTATTGACTTTGGATATAGGATGCCTGCTGTCATATTTGCACAAACAGAATTTATAGGCAATGTAGAGCATATTAGGGTATTTGATTCTATTTTACATAAAGAAAATATTAAAACCGAGGATTTGATTAAAATGATTAAAACTAAGGGCTATCCTATTGTTTCTTATTATGGCGACCCTGCGGGTTCGAGTGTTCAGGGACAGTCTGGTGCAGGTGATATGGAGATATTTAGACGTAGCGGAATCAGGATTCTTTGCATGAGAGATAGAATGAGTCGTAATATAATTGCAAGTGTCTCCTATGTTCGTGGATTTTTCTCAAGTGCGGATGGGACACGAAGAATCCATGTAGATAAAAAATGTAAGGATGTTATACAAGATTTTGAGGAATATCGCTATCCAGAGACAGAAGATGGAAAGCCTATTAAAGAAGAACCAATAAAAGACGGACACCATGACCACGGAAACGATGCTTTTAGATATTTTATTACCAATCGCTTCCCAATGAAAAATAATCAACTAAGGAAAATACAAAGATGATAAACCAATTAATAAAAGATAAACTCACTGAAGTAAAGTTACATCAGGCTCATGGTCGCAGGAAGGAGATTCGTAAATATTTAAACTATTATACAGGCACTTCGACAGATGATTATATAAAAAGTTACTTTAGTGGAGATGCTTTTGGAGAGATACCACCCTCTTTGACTAATTTTACTCGAAAATTTATTAATAAGATTAGTCGAATCTATACATTGGGTGCGAATCGAACTACGGGTAATACAACAGAAATTTATAATAGCCTAATCCCGACAAAAGATGTAAGAATGAAACATATCGAGAGAATGACTCGACTTGTAGGCACTATCGCTAATAGAGTGTATTGGCGAGATGGAAAATTTGACTACAGACCTTTGTATTACTTTGAAACATACTTTGGAACAGACCCATTTAAGCCCGAAGCAATCATTTATCCCCTCCTAAATAAGACATCAGACCTATCTAATGCGGATGCAATGCAATGGGAGTATTGGGATAATGAAAAATATGCCACTCTTAATGAGAGTGGGGATATTGTAAGCGAAAAGGAGAACCCTTATGGCGTATTACCTTTTGTTTTCACGCATAGAGAAGACCAAATAGACTCTTTCATTGTTGAAGGTGCATCCGATATTGTAAATTGCAACGAGCAAGTAAATATCGGGCTTACAGAGATGAATCTTGGGTTGAGATTCAATATGTTTGGGCAACCCTGGGTTAAGGGTCTTAGGGCAGACCAAGAAATGATGCGTGCGGGTTCAAATACAATCTTAGATATGGGTGAAGATGGTGAATAC